ATTCAACTTTATTGTTTTCGCTATCACCTGGAAGTGGAATATATAGCGTTCTGTGAGACTGCCCTCTGAGACTTGTTTGCAAGAATCTAAACATCTTGTCTTCTGCATCTCCAGAAAGTTTCGCACCCTTTAATGTTACAACGTATCGTGGAACTGCCTTGTTTGCAAAATAATCAATATTGTATTGTGAAGCCAGAGAGTCTCCGTGCAGGGAGTTGATAGCCGACATAATGTCTGGCACTCCGTAGAATGTGTTTAGAGGTGAGTATTGCTTGAAGTGAATTATCTCATTTGGTCTTGCATCTGTTGTTAGCGGGTTCTGGTTCTTTGCTCCAAAATTACGGAAGTAAACAATCTTATTTCCGATAATTTGAACATATCCATCTTTTAGTCTTCTTACTCGCATTGTCGTTGCTGGTATATGTCCAACGTATCCGATTTCTCCACGGGTTGTTCTTCCAATCTCTAAGTAACCATTACCTGTTGATTGAAGATCTGTATAAACCTTTTCCATTGTGGCTGTAAAAGAGTCGTCATCATTTAGAGATTCTAGCCAATCACGCATCTCAATTTTTGCTCTTTCAATTCTCTTTCGTGCCTTCTGTGTTGCACTGTTATCTTCTGATGCTTCAAGTCTCATCATTGTTCTTGGAGAAACCTTAAACTCATATCCAAGTCCAACGATGTTTTCAACCTTTGCATCGATGGCAGCGTGGTTTGCAAATGATGTATCGTAGTAGTTTGCTAATTCATAAAGGTTCCATGGTGGTGTAATTACGTCAAACATTCCATAGCCATTTACATATACTAGACCTGGATTTATCTCTTTTGATTGTGCTCCATCAATACCGCTTTTTCCAGCAAGGGCTGCGGTTGTATATTGTGTAGTTGGTTCAACCATCTTGGTTGACATTCTGTTTGTTCGTCTTTTAAAGTTTGCATCTAGTCCATCTAAAGTTTTTAATGTTTCCCAGTTGCCATTGAATGGATCTGACTTTGCAAATGTATCATCTTTCTTTGCTGCCTCATCAATTCTTGCGCCAATTTCATATTGATTATCTTCCATGACTACTCCTCGTCACCATAAAGTGCAATTGTATCTTTTGCTGCTTGAACAGCGCCCAGGTCATTTAGGTTTGGAATTAAACCAGCCTTCATTCTGTCTACTTGCTCAGAATACTCTTCTTCGGAAACTCTTGTTAGTCCTGGAACAAATACGCAGGTACCATCTCCTGGGTCTCCGTAGTGCATGGCAGTCTTTTTTAGTTCTGCAATCTTAGATATATCGTTTTTGTCTGAAGGAATATTTAGCACAGAGCCAGTACCATCTGTAAACCACTTACCATTTGCCTTTTTATATACGTAAAGACCCCAGTCGTAATTCTTTTCAATTACCTGTCGTCTAACATTTTTTACAATTGGCTGACCAGTTTTTGGGTCTATTAGTGAATCCATATCCATAAGTATACCATATCATACTGGATCTTGTATGAACTGGTTCCAATTTACATCCTTAAAGACAGTATATGAATACTCTCCAAAATTCACAGGTCTTTCATCATCCACTACAATCTTATTAGTTCCAGTATAACTCTTGTAGACGTTGGATGGATTTACCCCATAATAACTAGTCTCTGACAAAACCAATACTTTATTCCAGTTAAATGACTCAAGGTTCCAAAACTCCCAATCCAGAGGATAGGCACCAAGAACCTTGACTCTAAACCAAGGCCTCTCTGCTATGTTCTGAACCTCTTGTAGGTTTGTAGACTGATAGTAGGATATGCTATTGAACATTAGTGGACCATTTAGTCTTACTGCCCCCTCAAAATATGAAAAATCTAGACTATCTGCAAAACTTATGCCTAAGAATCCCCACTCTTGAAGAGTAATGATTGGCTCCTTTACAATCTTTCCATTCCAATAAAAGCCAACACCATTTTGAACTAATCCAGTTTTTGTGTCGATAGCATAAATTCTTGCTCTTCTTCCAGTTGGATCACAAGCAACCATATAGAATCTTAAATATGTGCCCTTGCTTTCTATCTCAAATATTTGTGTTGGTGCAAAAGGAAAATAATCTCCATCAAATCTTACTGCCATTTGCATTGCAATAACTTTAAAGTTATTTGCCCTGCTTGTATTAATAGGAATGGCCAAACCTCTATTGATTAGTGGGTCGTGCTTTCCTTTTACCTGAATTCCGCTTGTCTTTGTAAGATAAAGGTATGGAGATGATCCAGTGTATATAGAGAATGGATTATTCTTTTTAAAATTATAATATATTCCAGACTTTGTGTATGGGTATATGGGAGTTCCAAATCTAGTTCCTATTGGACTACCGTCTGATTCGTTTAGTGCTTGTGATGCGTAAGAAAGTTTTTTAATTGCAACATTGTTAGTTTGTGTATCTTTAACGTTTATTTCTATATGTGTGACGATAGAAAGATCTGTAAAGTCTACCCCTGAAGGCGGATAGATAATCATATTATCAACAACCTCATACTTTGTTGTCATCCAGTCTGTGCCAGGAATTAAAATTCCATCTCTGGATGGTCTTTCTGTTTTTGTAAAATAAAAATAAGTTTGATTTGCGCCTAATTCAGTATATTGAAAAGTTATATAACTTTTAACTATTGCTCCATCAGTATCGTATCGATAGTCTTTCGAGATCTTATTTTTTAAATCTTCGTAATCGTTATATCCAGTAAACAAGTAATTATCTAAAGATGTATAAGATCTTTGAAAAGGAAATCCGTACTCATTTGCAAGATCCTCATATGTCCATGGCTCTGGTTCTGTTTCTATTGCTATTGTTTTTGATGTTATTGGATAGTCTATATTAAATTGAATAAAATCAAGATCAAAATATTGATCTCCTCTTTTATCAAGAACAGACTCAGCAAAGTATGTCAAGGGAAGTTGGTCTTCCCAATATGCATTTGCAGATACTGTGAGTTTGTATACATCAAATATAGTTTCTGGCAAAAGCGTATAACTTGCAACATGATCTAGCAACCTATCTTCATCAAGGATAATAACTCCTCCTCCAGATATGCCACCATTTACAGTATCTGTTGTTCCACCATACGCTGGTAGAGATGTTGTGTCTATTCCTCCATCTACATTTATCAACTGGTTATTTTGATAAACAGCAAAAAGATCTTCGTTCCAAACAGGAACACCTATTTCATTAAACAAACTTCTAATTTTTTGAAAATTGTAGGCTGTGCAGAATCCAATACTATGTATTTTTCCAGTAAATGTAGAAATTCCATCTTTATCTCCACCAATATACATTCGCAAATCTGATAAAGATCCAAAGAATTCAGATACTGGGTTTCCAAATCTTGAAATAAAAGATGGGATATTTACACCTATATCAACTAATTCTCCTGGCTCTGCAACTAAAGGAGAATATAAAGTTTCAGTAGTTCCATTATGACTAATAATATAAGATACTTGGTTATTTAGAAGTTGTATAAGAAAATAGTTGCCTGTATTTTCTTTTTCAATTCTAAATAATGTTTGAGCAGATCCTGAAGATTCTGGCAATTTAAAACATCCGTAGAATGCAGACATTGGCGAATTTAAAAAATCAAAATTTTTAAAGAATAAATGACCAGAAACTAAATTCCAAGATGTGTTAGGTCTGAAAGAAAAAAACTTTTTGTTTTCTGAAGACTGAATAAGTTTACAGTCAGACAACAAATCCTCTTTAGTTCCTGACGACAAGACTATATCTGGAAGCGGGTATGAGTTAACAGATAAATTTTTGCTTGAGGTTGAAATATTATCACTAAACCCCTGATTCCAAGATCCAATTTTTGGATAAGAATAGTTTGACGTATAGTCTGCAAAAGCATAGTCAATAAAAACAGATGTTCCGCTATAAGATGTATTAATATTTTCTGGGATATCAACACCTTGTCCAAAAACAAATCTTCTTTTTGCAATTGCTGTTGAAACAGGATAAGGATAAATACCAACACAGTCAATCTCTATTGGGTAAATATCTTCATGTGTGTAAAATCCTATCCAGTCTTGGCTTTTGCCAGCAAGAGTCATAGATGGAAGTGACAGATCTTCAGTAGAATATGATAAGGATATAACCTCTTGACCGTTTATTAATAGCGACGCTGAATCTTTTTTAATTATCATATGAACAAGCATTGGTCTTGTCCATTCTCCAACATAGTAGGCACCATACTGATTACCTATTTTTAATCCCACTGATGGTCCATCTACATAGATTCCATCGTTTGAAGCAATTGGGCCAATAATTCTTTTCCTATCGTTGCTATAAGAATTTATTCTAAGCCATGTCTCAAAAGTATATTCTCTAAATTTTCCAGACTCATTTAGCAGTCCCACTCCAGGAATTATTAGCGATGGCAGATCTTGATTTGGATACATTGCAGTAACACCAGAAGTTCCATAAACAATAGGAATTCCTAGATTTTTTGCTTTAAGCATGTTGTCGGAAACTAAATAATATCCATCTAACTCCTGTAGGCCATAGCATTTTGCCACTACCGCTTTTGTTGAAGAAATCGCAATATTCTTATTAGATATATCTATCGGCTCGACTCCAAGTGATACTGATGCAAACTCTTCTGACCATTGGCCAAGGCTTATTCCATTAACCAAAAAAACATCTTCTGTTTCTGAGCCACCTATAAAATTAATCTTAAATACAAGTTTAAGGCCAGTATCGTCTGGAGGTGTATCAAATGTTTCTGATATAAAAATCCAATTACCATTTATAACAGTATCATAATTTTTTAAGTGTCTTACTTCTTGGCCACTTGTTGTATCTGTATACTGATACCCAATCTCAAAACCAGCAATATATGCACTTTCAGAATAGAAATATCCGCCAACAGAGAATGTCCTCAAATAACTATTAAGATCTCTTAAGTTTATAATTTCATTGCTTACTGCAATAATAGATGCAGTCTCATTTTGTGTTGGTGTTGCAGTTATTTTGCCGACATAACTATTTATGAATGGCTCATCTACTGATTGTGAGTATGTTGACACAGTTCCACCAGTTACTGTCCATTTTAAACTATTAGAAAGATCTCTCTGAGCCTCTGAAATTAAAGAAATGTAGTCTGCTTTATCATCTAAAGCCCATAGGCCAGTAGGGTGCTCGGCAAAGACTTTTTCAGCATATAGGTTTGATGGCGTTGTCATAGATTCTCCTACCCCATTATACCAGTTAGACACCTATATTTTAGTAAACTTTTTATCTTTTTCCATAGAGTGCCACATTGCCATTGTATACCTTTTCCCATTAGTGATTTTTTTTACATAATGAGAGTACTCTGTACCGCCAGACGGAAAGGTTATTATATCTCCTGCTTTTGGCTTATATACAAAATCTTGGTTAGGAAAGCACAGTTCTCCACCAGAGTAGTTGTCGTTTAGATACAATACAGAACTAAACTGAATAAACTCATACCCTTGATGAGAGTCTACATGCCTACCAGCATAAGACCCTTCCTCCCAAAGAGCCAGAACAGCCTTTACCGTATACAAGTCTGGGACAAACCCATTGTTATCCTTATTAAGCATATTGCAAATATCAGAGTATTTTTTTAGTAAAGTTAAAACTTTTTCATCATCTGGAGCAATCAAAACATATGGATTATCATCAAACTTAACAAGTTTTTTAATACCATAGAAGTAGTCAATAAGGCTAATTC